CCCCCCCCCCGCAAAATTTCGGCCATGATTTCGTATTGGTTCATCATAGGCTCACCTCCAACTTCCCGGCTCTTACAGCCTTCTTTCCTGTGAATTCTTCCCATCGGTGGACGATTACGTCGCAGAACTTCTCATCAAGCTCCATCAGAAACGCCCGGCGGCCGATCTGCTCTGCTGCCATGAGTGTGGATCCGCTGCCTCCGAATAAATCGAGGACGTTCCATCCTGGCTTGCTGGAGTTCCGCATCAGTCTTCCGACCAGGTTTACCGGCTTCATTGTTGGATGCACGTCGTTCTTTGTCGGCTTCTTCTCAAAGAGGACGGTCGTCTGGTCTTTGTACTGGGCGATGATCTGATTGATGTATGTGATCAGGTCTTCTTTCTTCATGGATTCCAGGTCGAGTTCATCTTCCAGGAGGATTGTGTCCTGGCTTCGGTCGTCGATGAAGTAATGCGCAGCGCCTTCTTTCCATCCGTAGAGGATTGGTTCGTGGCGCCATTGGTAATCCTGGCGGCCGAGCACGAAGGAGTTCTTTTCCCATATCAGACACTCTGCCAGCTTGAATCCGGCATCTCTGAATGCACGCCTGAACGCCAGGCCTTCGCTGTCTGCGTGGAATATGTACGCTGCGGCTCCTGGTTTCATGTTCTCGAACATGGCCAGGAATGCATTCTGAAGGAAATCCTCAAAGGACCCCTCGTCCATGTTGTCGTTTTTGATGGATCCGTCCTTGTAGTTGACGTTGTACGGCGGATCCGTGATCACGAGGTCTGCTTCCTCGCCGCCCATCAGGGTGTTGACGTCGCCGAGGTCGGTGGAATCTCCGCACATGAGTCTGTGGTCTCCCAGGATCCAGATATCTCCGCGCTGGGTGACCGGTTCCTCGATGGATTCATAGTCTGCGTCGGCATCGAAGTCGTCATCTTCGGCTTCCACGTCCTTGTCGAGTCGGATCACGAGGTCTTCGACCTCTTTGGAACTGAAACCGGTCGCTGTCAGATCGTAATCATTGAGATCGAGGTCGAGCAGCAGGTCTTTCAGCTTGATCTCATCCCATTCTCCTGTGATTTTGTTCAGCGCAATATTGAGCGCCTTCTCATTATTCTTGTCCAGATCGACCACGACGACCTGCGCCTCGGTGTATCCGAGGTCCTTCATAACGTTGTAGCGCTGGTGGCCTCCGATGATGGTTCCGTCCTGGTTTATGATGATCGGATCCACGTATCCGAAGGTCTCAATGCTACGCTTGATGTTCTGATATTCTGGATCGGCTGGCTGCAGCTGGACTCTTGGGTTGTATTCCGCCGGGCGCAAGCTGGCCAGGCTTCGTGTCTCCATTTTCATTTCTGTTGTCATCCGGTCTGCCTCCAATCTGTTATAAATTCCTTGATGTACCGGGCTGGGCGTAACGAAACGCAAAAAAAAATTAAGGTCATATCCGGGAAAGCATCGGGCCTTCCTCGCCCCGCTGGAAAAAATAAACAAAAGTAGTACCTACGATTTGTGCATTACTGACAAAGCAAAAGAGACCAGCTCTTGTGCTGATCTCTTTCGATGTGGTGCTGCTTCTGTTTGTTTAGTGTGCGGAGTATTTGCTCTATGCCTTGGCGTGCCTGCCTCTCTCATCCGCCTGCCTCGATGCTACTACTATATCACATGCAAGTGGTGCATGGAGTCGCATCTTTCATCTGATGCAGGTGTACTGCTTGCCTTGGTGCCCTGGCTGCCCTGTGCTGTGCGTGCTGCGAGCGTGGCTGCTGGGTGTGTGCGTGAGCCTGGCCTTGCTGTGTGCCCTGCTCTCCTGGCCTGCCTGTGTCCCTGTGGCCTGGTGCTGTGGGGCTGTGCTCTGCCCTGCTCCCTGGTGTGTGGGCCTGCTATGCCTGCCCTGTGGACTGGGCTTGTGCCGTGGCCTTGTGTATAGGCCTCGTATAAGCCCCTGCTATATGGGCCTATTTTGCGGCCTTGTATTTCGGGCCTTATATGGGCCTCTGAAAAAGCGCTTTATTTTCGCCTGTTTTTTCGGCTATGTATTTCCAGGCTTTTTTCGGGCTTTGTTTTCGCCTTAAAATTTCCGGCCAGATTTTCCGGGCCTCAAAGGCTGGATTTTTTTCTCCGGATTTTTTCGCGTAGATTTTTCCGGAGAAAATTTCCCGGCATTTTTCCTGGCCTGATTTTCGCGGCGGTATCTGGCTTCCTCTTTTTTCTCGATGTAATATTCATACGATTCCCGGTTCTCCGTGACAAGTTCTTTCACGTAGTTAAATTCCAGGAGCTCGTACATGGCGGCCTTGTGGATTCTGTGGCACTGGCTTTTTGACATCGGGATTCCCTCTGCGATCTCTCCCCATTCATGGCCATCGATGTGGCGGAGCTCGCAGATCTCGCGCTCCATAGATTCCTCCGGTAAAAAATTCAGGATCGTTGCCACGCTGACCATGGATTTATCGGCCTTGGCTTTCTGCTCGTAGATCCTGTCTTCAATGTCGGCCAGCTTCATAAGGATTCCGGCTGCGCCTTCGCTGTTGCCTCCACTTCTCGGCAGTGGATCGTATCCCTGCCCTCCGATCGGAGAGTCACGCTCAGCGTTGATCTCAAGAAGCCGGACCTCTAGCTGTTTTTTTCGGCGCTTCGCTCGGACATACTGGCCGAGCATCCATTCTAATACTGATCTATCGTTCTCCAATTCTTCGTTGATTTCCTGCATCGCATTTCTCTCCTTTTCTTTGATTTCCGAGCTTGTTACCGGGGAGATTCCCTGGCTTTTACGCGCTCGATGATTCTTAGCGTCTGCTTTGCCGACAGGTATCCTTGAATCGATCCATCGGCCCATATCTCCAATAAGTTCATGATGCTTCCGTAGCTGCACTGGTGCTCTATGACGGATATTTCCTTCGTTGGTTCCGGCAGCGGGACTATGATCTGATATCCGTCGTATAGGTCGTGCTGCTCATGCTCGATCTTTCTCTCCTGGAGCATCTGCCCCAGGAGAATGATTTCACTGTATTTTTTCGACTTATTCATCGTCGTCGCTCTCGATCTCGCTGCCTTCTGGATTGCCTTCCTCTTGCTGGTTCTTCGCCGCTTGTTGCATCATAGCTCCAAAGAGCGCCGCCATTGGATTGATCTGCGGCTGCGCTGGCTGCTTCGGTTCGTTCTGCGCATCGATCATTCTTAAAACCATAATGACGCCCGTCGCTGTCTGAATGGCAAGATCTGAATTGTGCGTCTTGTCCAGCGCTCTCAGGTAGCTTTCCAGGTATGCATCTGTGTAGTCGTGAATTTTATCGTTCTCCATTTCTTTTCCTCCTTATCCTGCAAATATTGACCAGATCAGCATGATTGCTCCGCCGATCACGATGATTGGAATCATGGCTATCATTGCTAAGACTGTGATCAGCCCGATTGCCGTTGCGATGGCTTCTCCGACTCTGGTTTCGTCGCAGATCTCGACGCTTGGGCACATTCCGGTGCTCCAGTAGCATCTTCCGTCGCATCCGTACTTCTTGGCTCTTTCCTGCTGTTTCTTCAGTTCTCTACTCTGTCTGCTCATCTTCTGCCTCCTTTAGCTTCTGACCGCACCACGGGCAGTATGGATAGATCTCTCTGTCTTTTCTGAACGGATTCACTATGGCGCTCTGACCGCAGTTCGGGCATGCCAGCGTCTGGTCTCCGAAGCCGATCTCTTTGTTCTGCAGCGGCATGGCGATCTCTTTCTTGTCCTCTACTCTGAAGCATTTCAGCTTTCTTCCGATGATGTTGTGGTTGAATTCCACGCCTACTCCGTCATCGTCGCTGTACCAGACTCCGTGCAAGAATGGGATTCCAGCCCATTGTCCGATTTTATCGCACATCACGATTCCATATGCTTCTTCCTCCGGGCACCAGACCGGAAGTCCAGCCATTGTCTTCAGTTCTTCAATGGTGAGCGGTTCCTGGTTTATCGACTCTCTTTTACTCATTGGCGTCATCCTCCCAGTTCCACAATCCCTGTCTTCCCCTTGCCGGTATTGGTTTTTCAAATAGCACCGGATTTTCAAACACCCACGCGTATCTCCCTATCCGGTAGTCTCCGAACGCATACTCTGCGGGATTGCTTCTTTTCAGGTGATCTCTGAACTCCTTATTGATGTGGATGCAATTTACGAGGGTTGCTTTTCCGATGATTGATCCTCTTGGCAGGTCATCGAAGTTATTCGGTGTGATTCCAGCTTCCTGGAAATGTCGGCCATCCGGATCGTCAATGTAGCATCCGCTTGTATAGTCCTTCGGGTTCTTCCCTGCGTGGATTAAAACTTCCCCGCGATAGTTGGTTTTCCAGGATCTCGTTTCGTTCATTTTGTGACCGCTTGCGATCAGTGTCGCCCATGGCTGTATAATGGTTAGTGCTTTCATGACTGCTCCTTTCTGAAAAGCTCGGCCAGACGTTCCTTGATTCTGTTCCACACGATCGGCCCGATGCCCTTGACGCCCTGCAGCGCTTTTTCCACGTCCTGAAGCTCTACTCCGGGCACGGATTCTTTTCCGTCTGCATATCCGTTCTTGTAGACGTCTGTCAGAAAGTCTTCCATCTGCTTGTGGTCATATCTCTTGATGTCTTTGTATTTGGTGCGGTTGATCATGTATTTATCTTTGGCTCTTTTCATATTCTTCCACCTCTCTGATTGCTTCCTCTGGCCAGCAGACGAACGCTGCGGTTCCGCCTGCGGCCTGGATCATCCTGGCTGTCTGCTCCTGCAGCTTGGATCTGATTCCGACGACTGGACGCTTGACCTCAAATCCGAAGTAGTGGCCATCCTTTATGAACATGACGTCCGGGATCCCTGCTTGGCTGTATGCTCCCTGGGAGATCTTGGCCACGAAGGCATCCGGGTATCGTTTCTTCAGGGCTTCCTTGATCTTCGTCTGGTAGTAGCCTTCCTTCTTGATCAGCTTCCGAAGCTCAGCCAGCGCCTGCTTCTTAGTGCTTATCTGCTTTCTTTCCATGAAAGAACGCATGAATTCGTTTTCGTCGAAGTCTTTTTCGTATTTCTCTAGCACGCTTCTTTTCCTCCTTTTCGGCCATCATCTTTCTGATGGCCTCGATCTGCTCTCTGTCGTCTCTTTCTGTGTTCATGGCTGCCCTCCTGTTAGATAGGCTCTGCCTCTGCGAATTCTTCCGGATCCTGCGCTGCCGGTTCTGTTCCGAGGTAGACGTCTTCCGGTTTCTTGTTTCCGGTGTTGGTCTCCAGGTAGCTTGTGGCCATCTGGTCTGCCATGTGCGTGAATAATACCAGCGGGTATTTCTCTGCGGCCTGGCAGTATGTCTGGATGATATTGGCTTCGCTCATTCCCATGTGCCATCTGATTGCGTATCGTTCCTCCATTGTCAGGTGGATAAACTCTGATGCCATCATGACTGATTTTTCTCCGTGTCCGTATGGGTTGCGGTCGTTCACGGTGTAGACCGGATACTGTTCCCACTTCTGGTTCGCATCTTTTCTCCAGCGCATCTCGGTTGCGTAGAAGTTCACCTTGCAGAGGTCATGGAGCAGCGCCACGATGATGATGGATTCCTGCGGGATGGAGTCTAATCTCATACCTGCAGCCTGGAATTCCTGAACGTCTCCGGTCGTGGTTCCGAGGTTGACCAGGCAATCATAAACATTGAGCGAATGCTGCAGCAGTCCTCCCTCGCAGCTCATATGGAATCTGGTTGACGCCGGTGCTGTGAAGAAGTCGGTCTTCTCCAGGAAGTCGATGAGCTTCTCGATTCCTTCTCTCTTTGTGCTTCTTAATAATTCGATAAATCTTTCCTTGTTGGTCATCTGAATATTTCCTCCGTTTCTTTGTCTTTGAATGTGATCCTGTTCTCGATCGTCAGTCCGTATGCTCCGGCGATCGCTCTGATTGCTTTCATGGCTGCTCTGATGTCATACTCCCTGGTTGCCCGCTTCTTTGCTTTCGCAGCTTCCTTTTCTTCCCTGGATACGATTCCTACTGCCTGGTTGGCTGTCGGATCCGGATATCCTTCCGGGTTGTTTCCCTGGTAGCTCATTCCTGCCTCACCTCTTTCAAATATTTTTTGAATCTCTCCGTGTCTTCCTTATGCTGCGCATCGATTTCTGCCTGGGTGGGTGGCATCATCAAAGTGAACGATGGCTCTGAAAAGGAAACCCACACGCCCGCTTCCGGGTGCCATGTCATGCCTGGCAGCAGGTCGCTTGTCACTTTTCCGTCCGGTTCCTGGTGGATGTGCTCCAGCCAGTATGGTGCGTATGCTTCATACTTGACTCGGTCTGTGTAATATCCGCAGGCCAGGTTCTCTGCTTTTGCCAGATTGAATTCTTCAAATACTGCATGCGTGACTTCTTTCTGGTGTCCTGCTGCCTTTTCCTCATCGATGATTTTCTGAATCTGATTGACCATGCTTTCGGCTTTCGCTCCAGTTAGATCCGGACCTGTTTTCAAAATTCCGAGCACGATGATGTGTTTCATGTAAATCTCAAATTGTGCACGGATTTCCTCTTTCAATTTTGCATAAGGCTTTTTATATTTGGTTTTCAGGAGTTCCAGCGGCACGTTTTCCCTGTTTTTACGCAGGGTTGCGATGTCCTGGTTCAGTTTTTTCAGGTCTAATTCCACCGTTCCCACTCCTTCCTGTTCCCACTTCTGCATTTTGTGAGTGGGAACGTGACAAACCCTTATTTTACGCGGGTTGCGCTGGGTGTTCCCACTGTTCCCACTTTTTTGAAATACACACCATGTTTTTATAGAATTTTGCATGTGATGCATGAAATTCGTGCATCGTGTGTAAAATTTTCCACGAAACAATAAATAAGTGGAAATTAGTGGGAACAGTGGGAACATATCTATTAAGAGCCGCGCGGTTGCTGGGTTTCTCGCGTTCCCACTCGCGTTCCCACTCGCGTTCCCACTTTTTTGAGTGGGAACATTTTTCAGGCGATTTTTGCACCTGTTATTTGAATGGCAGTTCTTCTTCCATGCCTTCCGGCACGCTCATGAATCCATCTGAATCCGTGAATGATTCCTGCTCGTATTTATCAGCTTCAGATTCGATGTCGTCGTCCTTTTCGCTGAACTGTCCGATCTTGAATTCCACGAACCTGCAGCTTCTTCCGTCAAATCGTCGCTTCACTGAGTATCGCTGCTTCGAGTCGGATCCTTCGCTTGCCGTGGCGATCAGTCCATTGTCTGCCATGTATTTGAGTGTCTTCCTTGGACTGTATCCTGCCTTGGTCAGCGCCTGGTTCAGTGTTGATGGGAAGATATACGCCACGTTTCCGGATTCACTCATTGTGCCGAGGCATGTTCCGATGGCCTTCTCTCCGAAGTATGCCTTGTTGGAGATTACCCAGTCGGTGATGAACTGCACGGCGTTTTCGTTTACGTCTCCGGATGCTGCTGCGATCTGTTCCTGAAGGATGGACGCTGCCATCCTCTTGGCTCTATCCCAGGACTCCTGGTTGATTGTTATCTGTTTTTCATCGTCTTTCCCTTCTTCCTTTTTCGGATCCGCTTCGGGCTCCGGTGCATCCTGGCTATCAAAGAACCAGGTATCTATCATGGCATCGGCCAGGGCGACCGCGCTAATTCCGGCCACATGGCTTCCGCTTTTTCCCTTTGCTATGCTCATCACGTATCGCAGCATCTCATCGTATTTATCGCAGATGCTTTTCTCTGAAACCTTCAGGACGTGTTCGATGAATTCCGGGCCTGCCCATCCGAAGTTCTGCGTTGATTCCTGGTGCATGAGGCTGGCCTGTTCTTCTGTCTCAAATGGT